CAGATCCGTTGGGACTACGAAAATGTTAAACTCGCTCCGGAAAATAGAAAGAAACTAAGTAAACTTGAGATTAAACTTATTATCAAGGAAAAAGACGATGCAATTACTAAACGTCTGACTAAGGATTCAACTATCTATCAGATTTGGCGTCTAATGCATCTTAATTCAAATATGATTCCACCTCATGTGCTGCTTAAGTTTAATCGTGAAAGTAGATCAAAGACGTTAGAATTATATTATGAAATAACAGGTGATGATAAGATTCCGACTGATACGGATTCAAAAATAAAACTGAAGAAAGTTGAAGAAAAATTTAAAAAAGAAGTTCGACGTGCTTATTTAAATAAAATGTTATCAATTGAGGTTGAGAAGTATGTTGTAAATCCACAAAGTTATGTTGCACCTTCTTTCGTGTAGTACGTAAAATGAAATCTCACGTGAGCGAATTCGAACGGTTCTATTCTGTCTGTTGTACTTATTTGAAGGATAATGTCAAAGATGGATTTTATGAGCCGAACGACGGAATTCCGCACGAATACGTTAAAGTTAGAGATTCTAACATCGAATCTAGTAACAAGAAGACGAAACTTGAGAAGACGGCCAAAACAAAGAAGAAGAAGCCGTCTTTTTCAACTAGATGTTACAATTATAACAATGGTGGAATTTGTACAGAGAAGACCGATAATTTGTTCACCCTACCAAAAGAGGTTGATTCACGTGGTTTATTGAACGCCTACTATCACAAACAAAGAGCAAATGTCAGAATATCCACTAGGCCTCAGAAATTCTTTAAGCCGCCAGAAGTTTCAACTGATTTTTATTACGAAAACCTTGAAGTTTTTAGTGAGTTCCCAGAATTTGATTTAGCAAATCACGTAGTTGTTGGTGGGTGTTTTGATACAAACAGACATACAATACAACAACAGATTGGTTGTAAAATTTTACTAATGAAGTTCTGCCTGACGATGATGGTTACAAACTACTTAGAACCTCTATCCGCGACAGCATTCGAAAGCTTCAAATTGTGGATCTTGGTGAAGTTAATATTGAGGAGATCAATGACTTTGATTTCAATTTAGATACTAAGCCTGGATACAGATTTGAACATTATTTTGGTGCTCAGAAGAAGAGGGACTGTGTTGACATCGCTGTTGCAGTTGCAAAAGCCAGGTACGCTAATGTTGTTGAAGCATCTAAAACGGGTAAAATAATAGAAAGAAGTAAACTCTTTCCTGGTATTTATAGTATTGGTGCGAGAAATAACAGAAAAGTTGATCCTGAAAACGGTTCTGCTGCGACATCGAGGGCTGTTCACATGCCAGAATGGCACACTGAACTCCATTCTGGTATGTTCAGTGACAGGATTACAGCCCACTTTGTTGGTAAAGGGGAGGGCCCTATCTTCATTGGTAATTCATTTACGCGTTTTGAAAGGCTTGAAAAATTAATTAAAGAAAATTTTTCCGCAGTTGAGGGAGACTGGTCAAAGTTTGACGCTAGTCTCTGTAACACTTTAATTACTTCAGCTGTCTGTATTGCTCGTTTATATTTTCCACGTGGTATTTTATATGATAATCACTTCATCGCACTGTTAGACACTTTAGTCATCAAGGATTATCATATTGTAGGCGGCCGCATTTTGCGTATTTTGCAGGGTATCCCATCTGGGAGTAAATGGACGAGTGTTATTGGCTCGTTCATAAATTTGATTGTTCTCAATTACTCTTTCGAGAGTGTGAAGTTCAAAGATAGATCTTTTGCCATTGGTGGAGATGACTTTTGTACATTCATTAGAACAGACAAGTATGACATGGATAGTATTGAGGATGATGTTGTTGAGAGATCAAGACGGATCGGAATGAAATTAAAATTTTAC